GCAACGACCGCACGGTCGGCGTCGTCCTCACGCAGGGTCTCCCCCGTGCGATCGCCAAGAACCGCCAGTATGTCGCTGGCTGCTTGATCAAGACGTGCGTCACCCTCGATGTTGAGCGCCTGCACCACCGGAACCAACTCACGCAAGCGGTTGACCGTGCTGTCACGGAACGATGTCTCGCGCTTGTTCTCTGGGTCGTACTGGGCCAAGCTGTCAGCGAAATGTCGCAGCGTGTCCAGCACAGTGTCGCGGGTGTGCTTCGCCACCTCATTGAGGCGCTTGTTTGCACGACCCTCGACCTCCTGCTTGAGGGCATCGACAAACTCCTTCGATGCAGCGACACGGATGTCGCCGCTGTCGGGGATCATGTCGAGGTCACGAGAGAACGAGTAGCGGTCGGCAATGATGTGAGCCGCGTTCGCCATGTCGCTGGTCCCATCAGCATAGTCGCTTGACGACCAAAGCTGCGGGTTCTCGTCACGCGCTCGCTTGATTGCGTCGGGCAGCTTTTTGTACAAGTCAATCAGAGAAGCCTCGAACTGAGACTGGAACTCACCAAGGTTGCGGAGGACCTTCTCGTTGAGCGCGTTGGGCAGGATGTACCAGCCCTTGTCGTCCCATGCTGGAAGACCGCCGGGGATGAACTCACCGTCGAGAGCGCCAGCACTATCGCCGCGCAGGTAGTTGCGGGCCTTGCCCAAGATTTTCTTGGGTGCCTTGAGAACCTCGGGATCGACCAGCCGCTTGGAGCCAGTCACCCAGTCAGAGGTCGTGCCGAAGTGGGCAGCAGCGCCCTCGCTTACGGCCTTGTCGGCGGTCACGCCACGCCACGTTGAACCTTGGACGCGAACGAGAACAGCTTTTTCGGAAAGGGAAGTCATAGTGTCACCTCATATTTGACAGGTTAATTTTAACTTGAAGGGGGAGGGGAGGGCCAAAACCCTCCCGCTTAGGAGCGGATGTCTGCCCAGCGTAAGCAGAAGTCCCGGTAGGTTGCGGTCTCAGCGACCAGCGGGATGCGCCGCTTGATGGCCTCGACCACAAAGACGCCGATCTCAGGCGAAGACCAGCCGTCCCGCTCGACGAACTTGACGATGTTGTCGAAGTTCTCCGTATTGGAGCGGCGGATCAACAGGGACGCAGCGGCGAACTGCAACCCCGTGTCGGTCGGCACTAGGCAGGTGTCGGGGCTGGTCAGGGCCTCCTCGACGTTGATGCCGCGAGCCGCATGGCACAGGGCGAGGAACGCTCGTGCACATTCCTCACCAACGATGCCGGTGTAGATCGGCGTCTCAACAGCAGTGGGCGGGCAACGCTTCACGGCCTTGGACAGCTTCTCCAAGGTGCGAGGCGTCGGGCCTGTCGGCGTGTCCGACTTGGCAGTCGGGTCCAGCTTGTACAGGTATTCCGGCATCTGCTTGACGAACGCCGTGACCAGCGGGTCAACATCAGCCTCAGCAGCCCAGCCCAGCCAATCGTCCACGTCAGGCGCGAGCGTGAAGTGCACCATACGCGAGCCCGTCTGGGTGCCCATGCCGTGGCTGTTCGCACGATCAGACTGGCGGTTGCCAGCCAGCACGACCGCGACCAGACCGCGCTTGCAGTCAGGGTCGGACTTGGGATGCCCCGGCAACACATAGTCGCCAATGCGCCCCTCGTCGAGCAGCCGTTGGACTGCGGTCTGTTTCTCGCGAGCGCCCTGTGGGAACTCGTCGAGGAACAGCACACCGTAGACAGGTGCGTCAGAGCCGACCCCCGGCCAGATGTCGGGCAGCGCCCGCTTCTGCACGTTGTCCACGACATGCGGCAGACCTGCGAAGTCGAGCAGATCGTAGTCGTTGATCCGACGTTCCCATAGGGTGGGCGAAGCGGAGACCTCGACGCCACGCGCTGAGGCGACAGCGTCGAAGATGCCCTCGACACTGTCTTGGATGATCTGAGACTTACCCACGCCGGGGGCACCCCAGATCATCACGGGGCTGTCGGGAAGGGTGAGGCGCAGGGCCTCGACTAATTGGGATGGTTTGATGTGCACAGTGTCACCTCATGCATTTAGGGTTAAAATTAACTGGTCAGGATTTCTCAGCTACTATCACAAAGTCGGCGGGGATGTGCGCCTCCTTCAACTTAATGTCCCAGAGCCAGCCGGGGACGGTGCCGTTGTCAAACAGCGGGTTCCCGTCTTTTGTCTGGCGGGGGAAGAACAGCCGCACCCTGTGGATGCGACCATCGCGCAGCGTGGGGAACACATCGAAGGCGACGCATTTCTCATTCCACCAGTCCGGTTCTCCGACTAAGACGCGCCGGTCGCCGTGAAAGCGACGGGCCACGTCCTCCTCTTCGAGGGCCTTGACGACCTTGGCGTTGGCCTTGCCCTTGTGGGTCAGGTTGCCCAGCGACAGGAAAATCTTTTGCCCGTCCTCTGTGTGACAGATGGCGCAGGGACCCCAGTCGCCTTTGAATATTTTGGCGACGGTCACCGGGGTGCCCTTGGCAGCCTTCTTGCTGCGGTTGGTGCGGACGACTGCCGCGAAAGGGGTTGGGGTTTTGAGGGTCACCTTGCCAGTCAGGCGAGCGACACGACGGGCCTCGGCATTCGAGACAGGCTTGCGATTGGTTTTCATAATCTTGCCCTTTCAGTTGGTTTCATGGTTCTGAATCCTGCCAAGCTGGTGACTTGGCAGTGTTGAGGATCATAAGCCGACATCAAAAATAACGGTTACACAATCGGCAGCTAAAACATTATACGGCTCCATATCATGGTATTTTAGAAAGCCGACATCGTCGCGCGTGTTGATAGCGTGAAAGCATTTATATTTAGTCATCATATCGTCGGTCATGTGGTCCAACGCTTTAATGTCGTCGTCTTCAAGGCCGGAACAGTCACTATTGAATAGCGGCGATAAAAAGTGATTTGGAATAATCAATTCGATTGTTTTCATTGGATTACCTCCAGTTGCGATGGTTGCGACGATTGCGGCGGCGGATGCGGGACATTTCCCGCTCATGCCGCAGCTTCTCACGGGTCAGCTTCTCGACCCTGCGGTTGTGGGCGCGGGCGTTGCGGATGTCGGCGTCCCCCTCAGGGAAAACACCCGTTGCCCACATGCCCATAGCGGTCACCGTGATAAAAACGAGGGCGGTGACGATTACGAAGATGGTGAAGAATTCCATTTGATTAGGCCTCCTTAGCCTTTAGGGTTAATTTTAACTTGACGGTGGGCCGCTTGATCACGGCCCGCTTGTCCACGGTCAGGACAAGAAATACTTTTTTGCGACGGCCCCAGAATGTCCGGGGATCGTCACCTTCGACAGCGGTGGACTGGTCGAAGATGCGGCCATCGACGACAGCCTGAGCATGACCGCCTGAGATGATCAGGTAAGCCTTATCGGTTGACAGCGCCCTGACCGCCTTCTCGACGGTCACACCGTGCAGCCTGTCGTTCAGGTCGGCGTCGATAGTGGGGTTTAGCCCGAAGTGGACCAGCCCCTTGAACAGGTCGCCACCCTTAACGGCCTTAAAACACTCTTCGCCACCCCTCGCTACCCAGCGGCGGTTGTTTGTTGAGCCGCGCCAGTTGGCTGGCTTGTTTGTGATGCGGCGGATCACCGCCATGCTGTCGGACAGCGAAACGCGAGCCAGCACTGCGATGGATGTCGGCCCGCAATTGGGTGCGTTCCTGCGCTGGTCGTCGGCCAGCCTGTAAGTTTCAGTCATGTGTCACCTCTGTGATTTTCCCAGACGCCCCGGAGGGCGTTTCGGCTGGTGATCATCCAGCACTCATCAGTGGGAGTTGATTAGGCGGCGCGTTACGCGGCCCCCGGTTGCTTACGCCAGCCAGTGCGGCAGCGTTTATCTCGCCTATAACCTAATTTAGCGGCGGCGCGATCACACAGCGCATCGTATTCTGCGCGGCGCTCCCATGATCCTATGGCGCACGGTGCGTACCTAATCAGGACAAGGCCCGTTATTTCGCTTTCGCCGATCAGAACCGCCGCATTGCCGTTCGATGCTGCCGCCTGCTTTTTCATGTTACGTATCATTTCTTTCTCCTGTGGTTGGTTGTTCATTAAGCGGCATCGTCGATCTCAACGCTGCCGTTGTGGATTGCGTCGATCAGGGTCGCAGCAACGTCTGCCGCTTCCGGGATGATCCGGGCGACGGCGTCGAGTAGAAGCTGCGCGGCCTCATCGTCATGCCCTGTGCCCGTCGCGACGCTGGCCTTGGTGACCTTGATGTCAGCCTTGGCTGCACCGACCTGCTTAAGGGCGGCGAGCGCGAACTTGGTCACAGCGTCCACCTCGTCCTTCGGGTTCAGCAACTTGATCAGACGGGACTGGGTGGTGATCTCCTCAGCAGCGAAAATCGAGCCGATTTCCTGAGCGAAATTCCCCACGTTGCCATGCTTGGCAGCAGCTTCGACGGCATTGCCGAAGGCACCGTGGCGGGCGAACTTGATGGCGTTTTCGCAGATCAGCTTGGCCTTGGCTTCCTTGAGGCCAAAGGACTGGGCCAAATCGCGGAACTCACCGGCCACTTTTTTGCGACCCTTGAAGCTGGGGTTGTCGAGGCCGACCGACTTGGCAACCACGGCGAAGAACGCGATGGCGTTGACCTTATTGGCCTCAGGGTTCAGTTCGTCGCGCAGCCCACCGATCTGTGCCTCTTTGGCGGCGGCAACTTCGAAGTCATCACGGGCGGCGGAAACGAATGCGGTGTTAAACTTGGTCATGGTAGTCATCCTCATGTTGGTGTGTGTTTCGACCTTGCTAGGTCATCATCAGCGGTGCAGCGTCAGCACCGGACACGCCCGGTTGACCGGGTCGGGTTTGGTTTATGCCGGGTGCGGACAGGTTTTCAGGCCTGAAGCTCATCCTCGGGTGAGTGCGTGGCGCTTGCCTGCCTGTCTTTCCGGGTGACCCCCAGCTTGCTCTGGGTATCCGGTGGCCTTTGCCACCCGGCGACTGGGACTAGGGAGCATCTCCCGCCTCAGTGTTGCGCGTTGTTTGGGTCTCGCGATGACCTTGAGATGGATCATACCCATATTTGACCCACTGTCAATACATTATTTGCACACTGAGTGTCCACCCCATCACATTGCTGGAAACCCGCAGAAAACGTAGAATCTGACGGGTTAAATTTAACTTGAACGCGAAGGGGCGAGCATGTCCGACGAAAAAAAATCAGGCGACGATTCGCCGAAACTGACTGTTGTGGAAGGCGGCAAGGGTGAGGGCGCAAGCAAACGGCGAAAGCTCACTGCAAAGCAAGAGGCGTTCCTCGCCGGACTGATACGGGGGCAATCGCAATATGACGCATACTGCGCGGCATACGATGCTGAGGGGATGAAGCGCAGCGCCATCGATACAGAGGCGTGGCGATTGGCTGGGCACCCTGAGATCGCCCGGAGGTTACATGCCCATCAGGCGAGTGTAGAACGTGCTGCACAAGCGTCTGCTCTCTCTCGAAGGCGGCTGGTGCTGGAGAGACTTGAGCATGAAGCGATGAACGCGGAGAGCGACAGCGCGAGGGTGCGTGCCCTCGAACTGCTGGGCAAGACCCACGACGTGGGCCTGTTCGTCGAGCGGATCGAAACGGACAATGCGGAGCGGACGCCGGACGAATTGCGTGCGGAGTTGCAAGCGCGGCTCACGGCGCTGCTGGAGGCCAAGGGCTGAAGCAGAAGCGCAGTGCCTACGTCAGGCAGTGAGCCCATCAGGTGAAAATTAACCCGGCGCGGTCTAGCTGGGAAATCGACCGGGGGGTGCACCCCTTGTAGCCACACTATCGGCGCGGGGCCGGGGGGCGGGGGACCGGGGGGACCCTTATGTGTTTGCGCGTGACGGCGGCTACGCACACTAATTCGCTCAAATAATCACAGAAATTTCACAGGGGGGGTACCCCCTTTTGGGTCCCTACTGAAAGGTGCGGGATATATATTTTCGCGCAAAAAAATAGGGGCCCCCAATGGCGTGCCGTCTGGCTAGGGGCCCCTTAGTTAGGGTCACTATGCGTAGGCATTATGACCCCATCAGGGAGGCTCATATCAAAAGAACTCGCTAGTTCTAGCATAGATTCTAGTACTAGTCTAGTGCTAGTTCTAGCCTAATGCTAGTTCTAGTCTAAGATTTATAATTTAGTATAGACCTAGCTATTCTAGCCTAGTATAAGGCCATCATGCGTTCTGATTTTGTTCATGTAGGGAATACAATGAAAGCAGGAGATGTCGTTTCCGGATTGTGGAAGCAGGGGCGACTTTGTTTGATAGCGGGCGGCCCGGTAGAACGTGGAGGGAGGCATGAATAACCCCTTATTACAAGGCGATTCTGGCAAAGACCCATCTTCTGTGGGGGTTGATGCCCTAAACGATGCCGGTTTCCAAAAAAAGCCTATTTTAAAGGTAATCCGGTCCAAGTGTATGGATTGCTGCGGCGGTCTACGGGCTGAAGTTAGGTATTGCCCGGTTTCATCTTGCGACTTATGGCCTTATCGGATGGGAAAAAACCCATTTACAGGCAGGAAGGGAAATCCGAATTGGTAGACCCTGTGCAAATTGGAGATAATGGCGCTCAGTGGAAGCTGATCTCTCAACATGAGGGTGATCTGAAGCTGGATGAGTTATATGATGGGCGGGTGTATTGAAAATATACGCTTTCATTGTAACGCTTTTTTGCGTGTTCTTGTATTCCATGCTTGACCGTGAGATTAAGGTCAGAAAGGCATACGAGAGAGAAAGAAACGCGCTTCACTGTCAATTCATTGATGAACAGGGTAAAGAATGTCTGAAATGATTGAGCGAGTTGCTAGGGCATTGGCGGCTGCAGCTAGAAATCATCACGAGGACCCGCCGCTTCATCTCATCAACGTCAGCTATATAAACGCGGCTGCTGAGGAGGGGAGCGATGGCAAAGAAGACTGAGCAGCGGGCTATTAAGCCCGTCAAGAAGAAGACCACGATAGGTCACAGCGTGAGGTCCCGGCCCAAAAGCAAGCAGGACAAGCGCAACTTCAAGAAGTACAGGGGTCAGGGATGATTCGGGACGTAATGGTCAACACGCGACTGCCCTTCCCGACCTTCGGTATATACCGTGACATGCGCGACGACAAGGAAGGCGACTTCTACCGCTTCGCTGCCGAATGCAAGGACAAGGTCGTCTACCTTGCCTCTCCCTATATGTCACAGATGCCATACCAGCCCTCTGGCGGCGTCTCTAGGCCCCTTTCAAACCTCCGTGCTACCCAGACCACCATTGTCACCGACTGGCTACTAGACGCCGGTATATGGACGTTCTCGCCTATAGTTTATGGACGGGGTATGGAGCGCGTTGTCCCTGAGCGTGAAAAGGGGTGGTGGATGCGCCGGGATGCGGAGCTTTTTAAGAAAATGGATATTCTGGCAGTTCTGGCCCTGACAGGGTGGCAGGACAGTCCGGGTGTCGCTGAGGAGATTGGCTGGGCGGTTACGACTGGCAAGCCAGTTTATATTTTAGACCCAAGAGGTGATTGGTTTGACAAAAAGACAACGGCAGGCTCTGAGTTTCGTAATAACATTCTGGGAGCAGAATGAGCATTCGCCATCGATTAGGGAGGTTGGAGATGCGCTTGAGACAAGTCCGTCTAACGCCTACCGCATTATACGTTCGTTGGTGGACAATGGATTTCTCTTCATGCCTCCGGGGCGTGCGCGAAGCATCTATCCGCCCGAGGTGTGGGCGCGACTAAGGGGGACGCCATGAGGAGGATATACCAAACAGACTTGGACGAGGCCATTGAGTGGAGTCTGGTCAGGAAGTTTGGAGAGGGGGCCGTGACTGATGTCCCTGAGTTCAAAGATGAGGTGGTTGCATTTAGCGGGACCGAAACCACATGCCCGTATGACTTCGATATTCACACTGCGGCACATGCCCGCTTGGAGACAGGGGCAATCATACGGATCGCTCATGGTGACCCCATTGGGATCGTCGAGGTCAAGAGCAGGAACATACCGTTTGGTCTGTATTCCACCTATAAGCTGTCAAAGCGTAAGTGCGATTCAATAATCCGCATCTCTGAAGAGGCGGCCCTACCCGCCCTGCTGGTAATTGGATGGCGCGACAGGATCGGGTGGATGTACCTCAACAACCAAGAGGGGGTAGGCCTGAAGAAAATGATCGCCAGCGGTAAAGCGTCTGTGTGTTCGTGGGGCAGGCTTGATCGCAACGATCCCCATGACGTGGAGGATGCGTATGAGTGGCATACGGACAACTTTAACGTCTCTAACTATCCAGAATTATGATATTCTGTCGCCAATCACCCATTGGAGAGTGCTATGACCGTTTACAGATCGATAAGCCAAGTTGGTACGTTTGAACCCTTCGAGTTACAGGTCGCACGCTCTCAGATTTTTGAACACAAGAACGTGTTCAAGTTTGGCTTTAATCCAGACGTAAACGGTACAGAAGAAACTATCTGGGATGTAGGCGGTATCTATGCTTACCCCGGCTCTGCCGTTGCTATGACTGTAACAACAGATGCAGGTACACCAGCAAATGATAACGGGGTGCAGGTCCTCGTCTCCGGTCTCGACGCAGATTACAACGAGGTCAGTGAGGAAGTAACTCTGGCCGGTTCTGGTACAGCCACAACGACACAGACCTTTCTTCGTGTTAACCGCGCCTATGTCAGTGGATCACAAGCACCAACCGGCAACCTGAATATCACCAATGGTGGGACGACATATGCCCGTATTACCCTTGGTGAAAACCAGACGCTGATGGCACTCTGGACTGTTCCTGCCGGATACACAGCATTTTTAGATCATGTCAACATTGCTACTGGCACAACAAACGCCAATCAGTATGTCACTGCTCAGATTGTTCAACGCCAACTAGGCGGTGTGTTTCGAGTTATGATGAAACAAACTCTTGGCTCCGGCGGCGTTGCAGATTTTCTTTTACGTTATCCAATCTCGGTACCCGAAAAAACTGACCTAGAAGTACGAGCAATATCTTCTGGATCAAACAACCTTATTTCTGCAAACTTTTCGATGATCTACATCAAAAATGAAACGGATTGATAAATATAGACTTTTGTATATTATATGACCGTTCCATCTTTATGGTGGGCCGGTGCCGGGGTGCCCGATACCCGTGCAAGTTCCCCTTTACGCACCGGGAAAGGGCGCTTCTTGCGTCCTTTCCTTTTTCTGACAAAGGGTAGATGGACGCTCAACTTAAAAATTATCTAGGTCAGGTTGCTTCCCTCCCTCACGAGGAGCAGGCCGAGATATTGAGGCTGTTGCAGGACCTAGATGTTGCAACACGCCGCGAGCAGTCGCAGACAGAATTCTTAAAATTTGTCCGTCAAATGTGGCCCGCGTTTATTGCGGGAAGCCACCACCAGATTATGGCTGATGCATTTGAGCGTGTGTGTAACGGTGACCTGAAGCGCCTGATCATCAACATGCCGCCTCGACACACGAAGAGTGAGTTCGCCAGTTATCTTCTGCCCGCTTGGTTTCTGGGCCGATACCCCGAAAAGAAGGTTATCCAAACAGCGCATACTGCTGAACTCGCTGTTGGCTTCGGTCGTAAGGTCCGAAACCTTGTTGGCGATGAGGACTTCAAGTCCGTCTTCAAAGATGTTTCTCTGCGACAAGACTCGAAAGCTGCTGGTCGTTGGAACACAAACAAGGGCGGTGAGTATTTCGCCATCGGTGTTGGCGGTGCTGTGACGGGTAAGGGCGCTGACCTTCTGATCATCGATGACCCCCACAGTGAACAGGAGGCGCGGTCACCCGACGCCTCTGTCTTTGATCCCGTCTATGAATGGTACACCTCAGGCCCTCGACAGCGACTACAGCCGGGAGGTGCGATTGTTATCGTGATGACGCGATGGCATCAACGCGATCTGTCCGGTCAGATATTAAAAGCATCCCATCACAGAGACGGCAGTGACGAGTGGGAGGTGATCCAGCTTCCCGCGATCATGCCGTCAGGCAATCCTCTGTGGCCTGAGTTTTGGTCCCTACAAGAGCTTGAGCGCCTGAAGGCGGAACTGCCAGCGGGTAAATGGTCCGCTCAGTATCAGCAGGACCCAACAGCGGAAGAGAACGCAATCATCAAGCGCGAATGGTGGCGCAGATGGGAGCAGAAGAATCCCCCGACATGCGAATTCATAATCCAGTCATGGGATACGGCATTCCTTAAACATGAACGCGCCGACTATTCAGCATGTACCACTTGGGGTGTCTTTTATGACGAGGATGACGGCGCGAACATAATTCTCCTTGATGCATTCAAGGATCGTATGGAATTTCCAGAACTTAAAACCGTCGCATATCGGACCTACAACGAGTGGGAGCCGGATGCGTGTATTGTCGAAGCGAAAGCGGCGGGCACCCCGCTAATCTTTGAGCTTCGGCAGATGGGTATCCCTATCGGAGAATTCACGCCCTCACGCGGCAATGACAAAATTGCCCGCGTAAATGCAGTTAGTGATTTGTTCGCCTCTGGGGTTGTCTGGGCTCCGCCCACTTCGTGGGCAGAAGAGGTTATGGAAGAGTTCGCAGCTTTCCCCGTAGGAGAACATGATGACTTGGTCGATAGTAGTACTCAGGCGCTGCTGAGGTTTAGGCAGGGTGGGTTCGTCAGAGTTTCTTCAGATGAAGATGATGAATTCATACCGCGAATGAAGGCGGATTACTACTAATGGGATCACCTATATTAGAAACTCACAGCGTGGAAGAGTTGGCTGATCTTTATGGAGACTACATTACTTCTGGAATGTCACAGCGAGAATATTGCAGAGACAAAGGGTTCAGCCGTTCCAGCCTTCGGCGACGAATTCGCGCCTATGAAGAGCTTCTTGGTAAAAGGCTTGGAAGGGTGGGGGTCCCCGAAAAAGATGAGTTTGAAATAGAGACTGAGCTTCATGACGAGGTTGCCGATTTAGACGAGATTAAAGACAAGCGTAAGCGTGAGTTTAGTCGGAAGCATAAGGCGAAGGATGCGAGAAAGCTAATCTCCTGTAAGGTAAATATTGACGGTCCCATAGGTATCTTGCACATGGGTGACAACCATGTTGACGATCCGGGCACAGACTTGGCGATGCTTGAGCGCCATGTAGAGTTGATACAGGATACAGAGGGTCTGTTTGGCGCTAACGTGGGGGACATGGCTAACCACTGGGTTGGTCGCCTCGCCCGCTTACATGCCCACCAGACAACCACGGAAGCCGAAACGTGGAGGCTGGTTGAGTGGATCATAACAAGCGTTGACTGGCTCTATCTTATCGGCGGCAACCACGATTTATGGGTTGGGAACGGTGATCCAATAAAATGGATGGTGCGTGGGCAGAGCGGCGTTTACGAGGCTCATGGGGCTCGAATACAGCTTCGGTTCCCGAATGGTGCAAATGTCATTGTCAACGCTAGGCATGATTGGCCCGGACATTCCATGTGGAACAGCGCGCATGGTCCTTCTAGGGCTATTCAGCGAGGCGTCACCGACCATATCGTAATAGCGGGCCACAAGCATGTTAGTGGCTATCAAATACTTAAAAACCCTCTTTCTGGTCGTATATCTCACGCTCTTCGTGTAGGATCGTATAAAATATATGATGAATACGCTGATGCGCTAGGCTTAAGTGACAGCAGGATATCTTCCTCTGTGCTTACCATTATCGATCCTTACAAGGACGATACAGACCCCGGCATGATCAACGTGTTCCATGACGTGGAGACGGGTGTGGAGTTCTTAAACTTTCTTCGGGCTAAACACGCTGGTGATTTTTAAGGGAAAAGGTTTATGGCTGTAGAGAAGCGACTTGAAGAGTCCGAGATTGAATTGATGGACCCCGACAATGGTGCCCAAGAGGTTGAGGTCGCCATTGTAAACCCCGAGGCTGTGGCAATCTCCACGGAAGAAGGCGGCGTCATTATCGACTTTGACCCCCAAACCGAGTTCATGCAGGAAGACGAGCATGACTCGAACTTGGCTGAACACATGGATAAGGACGAGCTACGTCAGTTGGCGTCTCAGCTTGTGGGGGATTTTGAGTTAGACAAGGATTCGCGCTCAGATTGGGCGCAGACCTATGTTGAGGGTCTGGACCTTTTAGGCCTAAACATCGACGATAGAACTACCCCTTGGCCGGGGGCGTGTGGTGTTTACCACCCGATCCTTACCGAAGCCGTTGTTCGCTTCCAGTCTCAGGCGATTATGGAGGTGTTTCCCGCGTCTGGCCCTGTGAAGACCAAAATCCTTGGCAAGATGACGGACGATAAGGAGAAGCAGGCCCACCGCGTTCAGGACTATATGAACTATCTCCTGACCGAGCGGATGACCGAGTACCGGCCAGAGATGGAGCAGTTGCTTTTCAGTCTCCCGCTTGCTGGCTCCGCCTTCAAGAAGGTTTATTATGACGCCTCTATGGGGCGCATTTGTACCTCTTTCGTTCCAGCCGAAGATTTTGTTGTCAGCTACGGCGCGTCTGATCTTCTGACTGCGGAGCGTTACACGCATGTTATGCGGAAGACCTCCAACGAGATCAGAAAGCTACAGGTCGCTGGTCTTTATCGCGACATTAAGATCGGCAGCGCCCCTGTATACGATACGGATATTCAGGAGAAATATGACGAATTGGAGGGCGAAAGCTCTTCAGGCAACTCTGACAATCGTCATGTGGTTCTTGAAATGCACGTCGATTTAGACCTGCCCGGATTTGAGGACACTTACGAGAATGGAGAGCCGACTGAAATTGCTCTCCCATATGTCGTAACAATTCTGCGCTCAAATAACGAAATTCTTTCCATCAGGCGCAACTGGTACGAGGACGACGACCAGAAGTCCAAGCGGATGCACTTCGTTCATTACCAGTATATGCCCGGACTTGGCTTTTATGGATTTGGGCTGATCCACCTTATTGGCGGCATTGCCAAGAGCGCGACCTCTCTGATGCGTCAGCTTATCGACGCGGGCACGCTCGCCAACCTTCCGGGTGGCCTTAAATCTCGTGGCCTCAGGATTAAGGGCGATGACACTCCGATTATGCCCGGAGAGTTCCGCGATGTTGATATTCCCGGTGGGGCTATCAAGGATAACATCACGTTCCTCCCCTACAAGGAGCCCAGCAACGTCCTCCATCAGATGCTTGGTGAGCTTGTGGAAGAGGGCCGTCGATT